TGTTTACAGAATAGACATCTTCTTTAACTCCGAAAAAGTCCTTAAGCTTTTTTAAAACGTTCATTTTATTCTCCTTGTTTTTGTACTGCTTATGATTAGTATAGCATTTTTTATTTGAGCGGATGATGAGAATCGAACTCACCCCTTCTGCTTGGAAGGCAGAGGCACTACCAATATGCAACATCCGCATTGCGCCCTCGGCAGGAATCGAACCTGCGACGCAGACCTTAGAAGAGTCTCGCTCTATCCCCTGAGCTACGAAGGCATAGACTAATCATTTGGGATATCTTGATTGAGATCCATTTCAATTAATCCCTTTTCTTTTGCAATCTTCTTACCTTCAGGACTCATATGCACTGTGGCTTGAAGATTTTCATCGTATTCAATTTCAACCAAGCCTAGCTCATATAGCTCAAGAATAGACTTATCAACATAATCTAGGTGTGATTGCCAAAGTTCTGGGGCCAACTCTTTAGCATTTTCGCTGATTGAATATATCATCTCTCCGCTTTCATCCATGCCCTCTAAACTTACTGCACCGATTGCTAGATAGTAGGCTAGTTTATGATCATCATTTTCTTCTTCGTTCACTTAATCTCCCTGTGCAACAAGTAGGACTTGAACCTACGATTACCGAATTATGAGTTCGGGGCTTTAACCAACTAAGCTATTGTTGCTTAGAAGTATATTATAACGTGCCATCTTCATTTTTGTCAATAGTTTCTTCTACTATTTGCTGTACATATTCTGAAAAATGTTTTCTTATATTGCCCATTGGCCTATGACCAGCAAGTTTCCATATTCTTTTATACTCAATTACATTAGAGAATGTAGTTGGACAAAGAACCACTCCATTGTATTCTTTTAATACAGTAGGAAGTGGAACATGCTTGCCACAACATTTGCATTCTTTAGCTTTTTCTTGATACGTACTCATATTATTTGCATCCTGTCCATTGCGTCTTTTAAATTTTCTGGCATTCTAGGAGCCCTAATCATATTATATGAAGTTGTTTCTCCGTCTGCCTCTTTACCAAAATCGTTGTCGTAGCTCATTGATTCAAATGTATGTATGTTTACTTCTTCATTAGAGTCAAACTTGCTTCTACTAATTGAGTTATAGATTGATCCGCATACCGCATCTGCCAAGTCCTTGGACCCCTTTCTTGGGTGGTCTACTCTGTCTCTCATAATTCTTAATTGTAATAACTCATCAATTAATAATGGTATATGTGGTCCAATTACTCTTTCTTCTGCGACCACCATTGCCATATCATCGTAGTGCTTTTTAGCGACAGACAGAATCTCTGTATTGATGCCGTATTGTTTTAGTTGTTGCATCATATCATGTGAGTTCCATCTGTCAAAGGTACATACACGAATCTTAAATCCTCGTGTCTTTAATGAAAGAATATAATCTTTTACTTCAGTAAAATCTACAGACTTATCTTTTGTTGGGGTCCAGAATCTAACAGCGTCTATCTCAACAATTGGTGCTGGTTGAGAATACGTGTCTGTTACTTTTACATTAACCCATCTATTAACGTGTGCCATTGCAACTGCACAATGGTCATGCTTTTGAGCAAGGTCAACGTGTATAAAGTATTCCTTATCTGGATCTGGTATAAACCATTCTTCTAGTCTGCCAAAGTTATCTACAGCTAGGTGTGCTTTATTAAATGCCTTCTCAACTTTTTCTTTTGATTTAAAGAATGCGTCTATAGCATCTGGTGGCATGCAAGCAAAACGTGACAGTGCATCCTGTGGGTTTGTAAAGAAAGCAACCTTAAAGTCATCAATCTTTCTTACTGGATTGACTTCCCATGTAGGCCTTCTTAATGCATAAACCTTTGGAATCTTATATGAGAGTATATGATCCTCTTCCCATTGGATCTCAAATTCATTACCTTGCGTTCCGTCTGGCAGGTCTTCGTCCATCTTAAACTTGTGATCACGAACCACTGTCTCTACCTCTGCAACAACAGCGTTATATCTCTGTTGGATGTAGTCATTTTTATATCTAGGGAATGAAAGCAGAATAACTTTACCAAAGTCTGGGAAACGAGAGTCTACTGATGCACGATACATATCATATATAGCCGCACCTGTCTTTGCTTGGTCGTGACCTGTTGTATTTTCAATTGCAAAGCCAGAGATCTCGTCAAGGATAACAACAATAACGTTATATCCTTCCCAAGCTTCACGCTCAGAGTGCCCAGAGTGTACTGTGATTGCTTTATCAAACTTAACTTCTGAAGCCTTGTCGGTATACTTGCCTGCAAACCAAGGAGACTTTTCAATTCTTGTTTTAAATCCTTTAAAAAACACGTTGCTTGCCTGCTGTGAGTTAATAGCAATGTTAATAATATCAATGCTGTCACCTGGAGGCTTTCCGTAATATGTGGCTGGGTCCTTTAAGCACAATAGTAAATACACTATATAGGCAACTGCAATTGTTGAGCAGTAATCTTTTCCTGAACCTTTTCCAAGCTGAGCAACTACTTCATTAGCAGTTTGCTTAAATCTTATTCTTCCTTCTTCTTCTCCGAATAATTTGATAAGGGTTGAGTCTTTATAGATTTGCGAACTTTTTTCGATAAGCGTGTATTGATAGTCGGAAAGTTCTGGAAGCCCAAGGTATTCTGGACTTCTAACAAACGTTCTAAGATCGACTGGTTTTTCATCGAACTCCTCTCCGTCAAGCATATCGATGAGGTCTGCAAACTCAAACGACATCGGCTTCCTCTACTGGGACTGACTCGATTACTCCAGTGATTTGGGATAATCTCTTTGCAACTTCCATCTTACACTTAGGGCATGTTGATGTAGTTTCTTTTAAAATCCTAACAAGAAGATCCTGCTTACGCTCTGTCTCTGCAATCTGTGATGCAATCTCATTATTTTCAAGTACGCCAATTGATTGAAGCATTGCAATTCTTTTAGTCTCTATGTCTGCAATAAGTTTTAATGCACCAGACTTTATTCCTAATTGGCCAGATTGATCTGCATCTTCTACTGTCTTCCACGCCTCTTTAATAAGCATGGCATAATGCTGATCCGCCCCTGAGATAGCCTCTCTGGCACGATCTCTAATGTTACTATCATTATGTACAACGTCTTTCCAGTCATCGATTAGCTCGACTACCTCTTTGCGCTGTATACCTGTGATTGTAGCGATCTGCGTGGGGGTGCTTCCTTTTAGAAGTTCCTCAACTACCTTGTTCATTCTGTCAAAATGCTCTGACAATTCTATTTCGCTCATTATTACATTGTACTTCTAGTCGACTAAAATGTCAATCAGAATTAGCCCTAGCAATCTTATATAGGACTAGATATCCAATTAAATCGTCGATATCATTATCTCCAGCATAACCTTGGTTATTCTTTACCCTATTTAGCTTATCATCAATACGAACTTTTAATTGCTCTGTTGAATCCGCCGTTGAAAATATCCTTGCTGGCTCTAAGGCAGAGTTGCCGTATGAGATATTCTTTTCAATTAACATGTGTGCAATTTCGTGACATGCTCCCCAAATCTTATTGCCTGCAGGTGCGCCTACTGACTTTAAATATAAATCATTGCAATTAAAATTGTTGACATCTTCAAATACCGCCTTTAGCATTATCGTCTCCTAATTAATTTAAACTGTTCTAGATATCTCTGTATGGTCATAGCAGAGACTTTACACTCATCGGCAATTTCTGTTACCGTTTTCTTTTGGATCACATATCTTCTATGTAACCAATCTTTACTTTGATATAACTTCATCGTTCCGTCAATATACTATTTGAGTAATGTGCAATTCCAAATGAATCTGCAACATCAAAATCTGTTAATGATAAGTTATACTTCTTGTTAAAGTAGTCAACTGTTCTTTGCTTACGCATATTGCGTAATTGATTCTGATACCAAGAGTCTGCATAACCTGGGCTCTTTAATCTGATAGCCGCCTTTTCTTCCTTTGTAGGGTTCTTGTTGCCTATGTATGCCTGCCAAGATGAGGGGGCTATTGTAATAACCTTTGCTCCTGTAGACATTAGTTCTGCAATAACAACTCCATAAACATATGATAGTTTAATTACAGCATCTGCAGACTTTACAAATACCGCACCTTCAACAACAATATAGTCTGACTTAAGTTCATCTAGCATTAATGCCATCTTGACCTTTGCATTATGAATCTTATCATAGATGTCCTCGCCTGACAAGTTAATCTTTCCCCACTTTAATGGGACATCGTTCTCCATCAAGCAGAAAGCAATAGAGTTAGTAGAGGCATCTATACCCAATACTCTGCTAGCCTGCGTCTTCTTTAAACTAGCTAATGTCATCGATCATCCTAAATAGCTTATTCTTTAACTCTGCATTGATAGTCTTCTCACATGTTGAGCAGAAATCAGATGTATTATATCTACTTAATTGAGCTTTACATTTAGAGCAGGGTCTTGCAGCACCATTTCTAATGGCCTTCTTCTCATAATATTTTTCCATAATTCTTCTATTAGTTGCGACACGGCAACACTCATCAGTACAATATTTCTGATTATGTGTTTTAGGAACAAAGTCAGCCTTGCATTCAGAATTAGCACAGATCATATATTAGTTACCGAAAACAACTCAATGTCAACTGTTCCTTCTGGGCCACCCTTTGCATAACATTCTTTCTTAACTGGACAATAAGTACAAGGCATCTTAGACTTAGTTGCACCTTCTGGCTTACGTGGAAGATCGCCATTCTGGAAGTTATCCCAGACTTCGCACATCCAAGCAAAGGTATGCTCAATAATCTTTGTATTCTTTTCATTCATTGAGATTGGAATAACCAAGATCTCCTGAGTATTCTTATTTTCATATAGGAAAAAGCCTTCTTTAGCTTTCTTTAATTTCATATATGTCAATAGCTGAAGCATATGGTTATCTGTAGGCTTCATCTCTGACTGTCTTGTATCCCATACTTCTTGCTTAGCCGTCTTGATTTCACCAATAACAGCTTCGCCATCATACTCCATAATAAGGTCAATGAATCCTCTAATAGGAGGATACTCATTAATAATTTCTTCTTCTTCCGCTCTCCACTGAGGCATGGTCTTAATTAAATTCTGTAGTCTTTCGTGAGCTTGAGTTCCTTGTGCCATATTAGCAACGGCAACAGCATCGTTATCATCGATAAACATTGCGCCAGAGAAAGCCATATACCAATACCTAGGGCACTTACCGTGACCATACCCTAATGAGCTTGGGCTAAATGACTTCTTTGTCATTGATCCGTCTGCACGTTTTGTATTTCTATATGCTTCATCAAGTAGGTCAGCAAACATCTCTGGATCAAAAAACTTTCCAGTATGCTTCTTAAATTTAAGGTTCTTTACAATATCTCTAGCCATTTATGAGTTATACCTAACGACATACTTAAGTGCATCTACAAGTTTGTCTATGGACTCCTTTACTGAATAATATACGTTCTTTTTATTATTGTTTACCGTTCCCGCTTTGTCTTTGGCAATAGTTGAATAGATAGAAGACATTACAGCAAACTTAGTAGACATGGCTTGAAGTTCCATAATAAGCATAGGTGCTTTTGCTGAAGGAACATCTGGGTTCATTAATAATTTTACCACAATTGCAAGAGCCTTATCTAAGTGCTCATCTTTCATAAAGTCATGAAGATCATTAAACTCGGTGATATTACTTATAAGCTCAAGAGTATTCTTATCCTCTGTCATGCTAACACCTTTTGAATAATTCCGTAACCCATCCACAAGCCAAATATTCCCATAAGGCCTGCAAAAACTGGTGGCGCTGGAACTGGCAATTTAAATATACTAAATACTGCTCCAACTCCCATGCCAGTAAGTGTTGTTAGGAATACTTCTTTAATCATGATTCTCCTCATAAAACTGGATCAGCTCTTCAAGAACTGACCACTCTATAATGCCTAGCCTAACCTTAGACTCTGCTCCTATAATAATCTTTAATGCTGGATACATATCTCTATTTACTTTAAAAGTATCTGTGCATATCTTTGCCCAGTTATCTTTGTTTAATGTAAAAGATGTTCCTGCTTCTTTATAATCAACAAGGAATTGTTTCCATTGGGCGTCACCCTTTTGGTAATCTCCTCTACCGCTATTCTTTTGTGCCTTAGCTTTGTCACGCTTTACTTCTGATCTTTCTGACATTAGCCCACCGAATAAGAATTTTTATGTCCGTCAGGGCATTCCCAAGATATGGTCAAAGAGACTGCATCCCAGAAATACTCCTCTGAATTTTTATCACATTTGCTACAAGGCTTTACTCCGCCTATTTTTTCAAGTTCTGGAGAAAGGATACGCTCTGGTTGATTAAGAAACTCATTAATGTTTGGCATTTATCTCTCCGATTAATTTGTCTACAACATCTTGATTTTCCTTTAAATACGCTACAGCCTTTGCACGTCCTTGAAAACGTTCTCCATTTACTGTATACCATGCTCCACCCTTTTCTATAATGCCACACATTTCTGCAACATCTAAAGTTTCTCCAACACTATCTACACCAAGAACGTCCCCTTGGTAGTAGAAGTCGTATTGTCCCGATAGATTTGGGGGGCCGAGTTTGTTGTAATCAATAATCCAGTTAACTGGCCTGCCAACTCTTTGTTCAATAATTTTGTCGCCAACTTTAATGCCAGCTTTGATAGCATTAGCCTCAGCTTCAGAAGACCAGAGTTTGATAACTGTGGAAGAGAAGAACTTGACAGCCATGCCACCCGTGGGGATGTGACTAGCATGCATAGATCCAAACTGATTTCGTTGTTGTGAGATGAGAACAAGTAGTGTGTTTTTGTTTGCATAGTTTAACATCTTGACTGCGTGGGTCATATCCTTTGCTTCAGCGCCGATTTGCTTAGTATCTTGCAAAT